GGGTATTTGAAAAGGATCCTATGGTAGGTATCCATCCACACGATTAAAAAGCTGATTGGCGCGCACAAAGCAAGTGTAGCACCAATAAACCACATGCGTAAAACGCTCCAGCCGACAATGATAGCACCCCGCCCAAGCTTCAAAAAGATAAGGGCAGCATACATCAATGAGAATGGAACAGCCCAAAGGGAAAGATAAATTATAGTGGTGAAATCTAATCTGCACAGTAAGACACACCGAGCAAGAAGGAAAGCCAATTCAACAAAAGGCTTCTGCTGCGATACTAGATAGTCATCCCATGCAGAAATAGCCACATCTTGAAATAAATTCTCTCTAAGAAAGTCTTGAGTGAACCCCTCAAGACTCAGAGATTCCAAAATGCGGTCATCAAACTCAGCCTCTGTTTTCGGAGGGTATATAACTAAATTTGGCACAAATTTTCTTGCACTGACAAATTTGAATCCCCAACTAGTAATGGGGCGCAAAAACGAGGAAATAAAAGACGCCACAGGATCCAAAATGCCATTAACAAGGGCAAATTTTGCATCTGCTTGCCCATTAGAATCATATGACAAGTTATAAAGTACTGAAAAATACGGAGCGTATAGCAAATACACAGCATTTTCAACAGTATACGCATCAGTGTGCCATAAAACGGCCATAATGCGAAACCCATTATATAAGACAAATTGAGCAACCACAAAAAGTGAAACATTGAAGTAAACCCCCATAAAAAGATACGCATAGGTGAATACTCCAATATATGGCAAATAAAAATTCAAAATCCCAAATACTACAAGACACACCACCAGGCAGCTCCATCCAAAGAAGAAAGCGGCCCGATATGCAATATTTTGCAGTTTTGGGATGGGAGCAACAACCTCAACTAAATCATATGGATAAGCACCAGGAATGGTGCTCTGAATCAAATCTAAAGAAGAAGACATCTGCTTATTTCACGGATCGTGCAGTAAACCGGGTAAAGTTTGGGAATTTATGTTGAAGCAGTGTACGTTCGAAGTACACCAAGGTTCTTGTTTAGCTCTACCGACTCACCAGGAGTTTCGCCTCAACCTCTTCAGGGTAGCCAGGAGGAGTTTTAGAAGAAAAAGAAGAAAGAAAAATTTTAGTATGTTGCCAGCAACACAACTAAACCAGTCATGAAACATGACACTGCATCTAAAAGAATTTTCATCAATTTTGAACTCTTTAAAGCAACAAAAGAAAAGAAAATTGTTGCAATAATAGACGACTACACACCACAAGTTGGTCACTATACGTGACTAGCATCAATGCTGAATAAACAGCATATTACAAAATTAACCAGCCTCTCTGAAAAGAGTGTGTGTTTTCAAAACACACAAATGAACAGCTTTATGACAAATAAAGAACAGATAATAGTTCAACTGTAGGCACA